TTGTACCAGATTTTTTGTGGAGAATTTACTGAAGAAACAGAATCTGTTGCCTTAGAAAGACTTACAAATTTCTCAAGTAAATTACCTTGAATACCTGTAATTGAACCAGTATCATCGACAACTACTACATGGAGTCCGTCATTTTTACTATTTCTCTGGAGTGAATAGTTGTTTGAGACTGGTTTTGGTGCGATCGTCTTCCAGAAAATAACAGAATTGGTTAGTCCCAAAGTCTGCTCATCGTACCAATCAACAACAGTTGAAGCAGTTGCACTGGATCCCGTGTTAATTCCGGAATTATTTACAAATGTGATAGAATCTGTAGCTTCGAAAGAAGCAGCAGGATTATTCTCCGAATATACAATATTAGTTTCTGTTCCAGCAGCAGAAACTCTGGAAACAACTTTAACATCAATAGTGCTTGCTCCATTAACACTATCCGTGTTAATTCCAGTTATGATACCCTTTAAGTATCCATTAAAGACAGATGTTGAACCTGCACCTGCAATTACTGTTGAGATGTTTGTTGTTACACCGTAACCAATTACAGCACCTAATGCAGACAAGTCAGTTGTGTTAATTCCAATTCTTTGATCTGCTAAATCATCAATTACACAGACTTTCAAATTATTTGCCCAAGTGCCTGGGTTCTTAGCTGCATATGTAAAATTAGTTGCAGTAGAATAGTTTGCAAAGTAATCTTCGTAATTTTTAATCTTCAGTGAAGTAGTTGCTGCAATTCCTGCCCCAGCATTTGCATTGTTGAGGGAAGAACCATTAACTCTAACTACCTTAAGTATTCCACCATAAGAGAGGTATGAAGAAGCACTCATCCAATACTCATACTGGCCATCTGTAGAAATTGGCTTACCAAAAGTGCTAATTAATTCTTGCTCTGTTGTGATGTCTATTGCTTCTTCTACAGGACCAATCGCAAAAGGTCCAGCAATAGCACCGATGTTATCCAGTACGTTTTCAGCTCTCCCTACTGTTAAATCAACTTCTCTAGTAAGTACACCAGGAGATAATTGAGGAGTCGCCATGTTTTTCTCCGTAGAACTCAGTTTATCTAAAAAATATTTATTAAAAAATACTTTTCAGATGGGGAAACGATGCACGAAAGATTACCAGTCAGGATATGACCACACCAAGTTATCGTTGTTTTCTTTTTTACGATTAGAAATTCTTTTTATAGTGCATTCTTTACATTCATACGAATATGAAGATGGTACTGGTCCTCTATTTTTTCTAGTTCTATAAAAATCTTCTATTAAGTTTTTTGTTTCTCCACATGATCTACACCTCCTATCATTGAGAAGCAAATGGCCCAACTTTATCTGACCATCAATATCCATTACATATACTCCCACATATAGGATCTATCACCATACTCATCAGTAAACCATCTATCTCCATCCGGATCAACAAAACTATCCTCATCCAAACCATCAGATATAAATCCAAATGGTGACATATCTTGTTCTATTTGATTCTTTTGTTCTTCATATAATCTCTTTCTAACATCCTGATCGGTTAATTCTTTAAAATAATCTTGAGCGACTAGCCAAGCATAGATCACCAAACACATTGCCAAATCATCGTTACAACCTTCTTCAGCCTCAAATGAATTATGTTTTTGAATAAAGGTTGTTAGTTCTGAAATAATCTCATAATCATTTAGAAGAAGTTTGTTCTCCTCAATCATTGTTTTCAAATTTAGGCATCCAACTTTTTTCACCGTTTTGGACATCTTCACACCAAGTTGAGTTTTCTTTCCAGAAAATCCTTGACCCACAATCTGACCTGCTCTTCCCCTCATTGAGCACATAAGAAGATTGTTATATTCCAAATCATACTGTAAAATCGAAGCAACTTGATCCCCAACGTCATTAACCTCACATAAAATATAGGCATCATTATAACTTTTTGCTACATCATGTATTATGCTTGGAAATAGCATTGGCTTTATTTCATTATTTCTATATTTTGCAACTACTTTATGGGGAAATTGGGATATATCAACTACAGTAAATGCGGAATAATCATTGCCAACTCCCCTAGCAACATCTACAGTAATTAAGTAATCATTATTCTCTATTGGATCCATATAAACGTCCAAACCTGCGCTACGAGTCTTTGGATGGTCATATACTAATGTTCTTAATTTACTTGGGGCAATAAGTGTGTCTACAGAACCTAAAAATTCACACTCAAATTCGACTTTAAATTGAGATTCTGATGTGTTTGCAATTGTTTGTTTTTTCCATTCTTCATCTCTTCCGGGAACTTCGCTCCAATGAACATCTGTATAGATATATTCATTTTTACCTTTTTCGGCATCATGCCACATTCGGTAGAAATGGTTCATACCGTGTGGAGTGGATACTATAATTACCTTTGTGTTTTTACCTGAAGTAATCGTTGGATATACTGATGCAAAGAAAGAATCTGCAATGTGGTTTGGAACGAACGCAAATTCGTCCAGAAATAAGATATTGAATGACATACCACGAACTGCAGAAGCAGAAGTAGAAGCAGCCAAGATTTTACTTCCATTCTCAAGTTCAAGAGAACCTTTGTTCCAAGAGATAATGCCTTGTTGCATCCACTTTGGTAAGTTTTCATATGCTGTCTGCAATCTATCTAATAACTCCCTAGCAGTCGCTGCTTTGTTCGCAAGGATACCTACATTCACATTATCATTGAAGACGGCATAATGGAGCAGGAAGGATACTACAGTGGTCGATTTGCCAGTCTGACGTGGCATCTTACAAATATTAAATCTGTGTTTATGAAAATTATTAATTAATTTTTCTTGAAAATGATATGGCTTAAAAGTTTGAAGTCCATGATCTAGTGTCACGATCTTTACATAATTATTTGCAAAATAAACTGGATCATCTTTACACTTAACAAACTCAATAATTTGTTCTTGTGTAAATTCAATTGGAGTATTTGCTTTTTTTAAAAGCGGATTACCAAGATATACATCAGACATAACAAACCTTACCTATTAATTACAATTCCAACGTCTAAGTGCTTTATTAATTCTAGAATCTGGATCTCTTGCAGTTTCTGATGAAGTTAATTTAGATTTCATTCCTTTCATTCTACGGCAAAATGAAGCACGTCTATTTGCTCTTTTTCCGGTTGGATTTTTTTCAGTTACCGCAGTTTGAAGTTTTGAACCTGGATTTTCTCTACGATATGCATCAACTGCTTTTTGACTTAATCCATCTGTTTTATCTTGGCGATTAACTTTTTGCCAATCTTCAACCTGAAGAAATTGCTCACCTGGTTTAATATCAGAAACATAATATGACTGAACTCTAGAACCTGGATAAACCTTTTCGATCTGATCCTGAACTTCTTTTCTATTTGGTTTAGTTGTCTGCGGAAAGAACATCTTAATGCCGTAGTATTTGCCTCTCCAAACAAGAGTTACTAAGATAATATTTCCAGTTTTAGATGGAATACGAACAGATTCTTCAATTTGTGTGTAAACACTTTGGTATTCCTCATCCATTTCACCACCGACAACATAGTCTGCTGCAGTATCAATATAATCTGCCGCCTTAGTAATCTTTGATTGAACCCATGCTTCTAGATTTCCTTCACCATTTTCTACTTTTGCTTTCAATCTTCTAACAGCATCAACAATAGTGCTCAGTTCTGACCTGGCCATAGAATACTCTTCATCTTTTACAGAAACTTTATCCCAAGCCTTTTCACCATAAGAACACTCAGATCTTGACTCTCTTTTTTTACAAAGAGGGCAATATCTTTCTTCCTCATGCATATGCATTTCCTCCGTTTTTGTGCCCCAGTTAGATGCACCAACTTTACGACACTTAACAAGTGCTCCCGATGCATATGCACTTGGCCAAACATCGTATTTTGACTTTACCTTATGATAACATGCATCTTTTTTTCCACTACCTTTACCTGGTTTATCTTTTACTTCCAGCAAATCTAATTCTTCTTTTTTCATTTTAGGACCATCTGTTGAAACGTAGGTTGGTTTTGCCCCGCCAGTTTTTTGTTGCTGCCCTGGATCTTGCTCTTTCTTTCTTCTTGCCGCTGATCGTCTTTGTGCCGGAGTCATACTTGCCCTTTTTTCTGAAGAAACGCATTTTGGAGTTCCTTCTCCAGGTTCATCACTGGCACAGGTTCCTCCAGTAACTACATTTACCCAACCGGGTTTACCATCTTTTGATTTTGAAGATTTAAACCACTTATGAAGATTTCCCTCATAAGCCATACCCCTTTTAGTATGTTTTAATTCTCCTTTTTGTTTTGCAATTAATTTTTTTGATAAATCGCCAACATTTATGTCAATTGGATTTTCATCCGGGGTTTTTTTCTTTGGGTTATCATAAAGGTCAACATCACCATCTGCATCACGGTCAACAAATTCTACTGATGCATGATGAACCAGTTGCTTTAAATCCAAATTAGGATCTAGCTGATGCTTCTTACCTTTTAAATGTGGTGTTTTGTGGGAGAACTTCTGACTTTTCATTCAACTGGTTTTGATTTTGTTTCTGCACCTTTTGCTCTTTTTTTTCTTGCCGCACAGTGAGCACGTTGAGAAAAACCTTTTGGGTTTGAGCAATCAATACTCTTTTTATATTTATTAGTCCACTCTTCTTTAAACTGCCTAAATGTTTTCATTTTCAGTTTGTTGTTTTA